AGATGGTGCTGATGGCTTCGGAACAGAGGCGCAATATAACGACATCATTGCACGTTTAGAGGCGTTAGAGAATCCGGAAGAATAATCGAAACACAACTCGCCGCCGGGCGTAAAACGAGGAAGGAGACATTAAGATGGCAGTAGAAAATAATAACGAGCAAGTAAACGAAGAAGTAACTAATATCGACGAAGGTCAAGCGAAAGCAAATTCGACTGTCGAGTCGTTAAAAACGGATGAACCGAAAGAAGTCGATAGTAAGCATATTCCGTATGACCGTTTTAAAGCGAAGGTGGACGAGGCAAACGCGTTGAAAGAGAAGCTCGCCGAGTTCGAAGAAGCTAAAGCGGAAGCGGAACGTATTAAACTCGAGGAGCAAAACGAGTATAAAACGCTTTATGAACAAGCGTTACAGCAAGCGGAACAAGCGAAAGCGGAGGCGTTAGGTACTAAAAAGAGCGCGCTACTTTCGGCGGCAGGCTACAGCGAAGAACAGGTCGGACTTTTGACGAAGTTGGTCGAAGGTGAAACCGATGAGGAAATCGCGGAATCTATCAAGCATTTGCAGGCGACTATTCCTGCGCAAGACAAATATGGCGACCCTAGCGCGTTTAATGGCGAAAAGGCGAAGCCTAAGACGGTTGATGGCGAAGAAGTAGGAAGAAACGCAGTATCACGAGTATTACACAAAATTAGATTATAAAGGAGAATGTAAAAATGGTTTACGGCCCAAATTTTAGCAAAACGCAATTACAAGGCGGAAAGAATATTGTAGCGTCAGAACATTTACAGTTTGTCGAGGCAGGAGCGACACTAGATCACACGAAGTTCCCGACAGGATTTAACGAAGTAGGTGCGATTGTAGCACGAAACGAAGCGACAGGGAAGTTCGAACCATTTACAGCAGTAGAAGGATTCGACGACTTTGGCGTATTAAACGAAGATTTCCGCAACGACTACGAACAAGACTTAATCGCGGGAGAGGTTATTGTACGCGGAAGTGTTTACGAGGACAAGTTACCGCAAGAAGTTCCGGCGGAATTTAAGGCGGCAAATCCATTGATTCGCTACGTATCTCATAAGAAATAAAACTAATTCGGAATAAATAATTAATAACTAAATTAAAAGGAGAATGTGAAAATGGCAGGGATTACTCATCTTACAGAATTGCAAGAACCAGCATTAAGAGGAATTGTGGAAGAGGTTGACAAACAGAAATTAGAAATGCAAGACGAGGTGTTAAATTTTTTACCGGACGAGGACACATACGACCAAGAGTTCGCGTATGACGTTATCTCTAAGACGTCACAAATCGGTGCGATGATTGGTATTGGTAACGAACCACCTGTACGGGATAAAGACGCAGTAGCTCGTCGTATGGGCGAATTAGCTAAATTCGGATGGAAGGACATCGTCACGGAAAACGAATTATTAAAGCTACACAATCCACGTAATGACGGAGAGTTTAAGGCGTTAGTAGACAAACTAGTAGCAAATGGAGCGACGATTGTAAGTGAATTACGCGACCGTATCAACGTAACTAAGGCGCAAGCATTAACGACGGGTAAGGTTGAGTATGACGACAATAACGTTAAAGTGTCGATTGACTTTACGGAAGATATCCCGGCAGAACATAAAATCGCATTAACAGGCGATAATACGTGGGCTAATCCGGAGCATGACGTTATTGGCGACTTAATCGCTTGGGACAAGCAGTACCAAGACGAAAACGGTAAGCAGGCAGACGCTATCCTTATGACTCGTGAAACACAGGCGTTATTACTTAAAAACACGGTAATCGTTACGGAAGCAATGGGTATCAATAATAGTGGGCGTAACCGCGTATCCAACGAACAGCTTAACTCGGTGTTAGGCGGGTACAGTTTACCACCAATTACAATCGTTAAGAAAACGACAGCACGCGTTAAAAACACGTACACAGGAGAAGACGAGACGATTACATTATATCCGGAAGGACGCGTAATCTTCGTATCTCAAGGCGTAGGTAAATTCTTGTTAGGTCCGACGGTAGAAAACAATTTCCAACCGGGAATCGTTTTACAGGCGTACGATAAGCAAGAGCCTATCCAGTCAATTTTACGTGCGGCAGCTATCGGATTCCCGATTATCGAACAGCCATCGTTATTGTTATATGCTGACGTAATTCCTCAAGAAGGTGCGGAAGGCTAATCAAGGCGAGATAATTCTCGCCTATTATTATTATTATTATTATTAGGAGGCAATAGATATACATGATAATAAAAGCAATTGTTACGGAGGATATTAGAGCATACTCATTGATTTCATTAAGAGGAGCATATGAACATGGTGACGACCCTAATAATATCTATATTCAAGCTAATTCAAGAGATGTAGATCCCGATTTATATGCGACAAGAGACCTTAAGGAAGGCGAGGAAGTATCGCTAAATATTAAAGGTAGTCCTGTATGGGAAGTAAGACTATCGAAGGACACTCGTCCAGGCACGTTAATTTCCGCAGACGATAACGGTAAAGCCTGTACGACGAATACGCGCGACTTCAAACGCTACATCGGGTATTCATTAGAAGGCGGTAAAGCCGGCGACGTTATATCTTACGTTCGTAAACGAGGTATTTTAGAGCAAGCGTTAGAGGGAGAATTAGAGGGGCTTATAGATGACGAAGAAGTATAATGTCGAGACAGTAGTGGTTATTGATCGTAATCCTATTGGCTCAACCATTATGTTACCTGAAAAAGAAGCGAACCACTTAGAGTCTATCGGATATGTTCGGATTATTAACGAAGTAAAGACTAAAACGAAGACGACTAAAAAGACAACGACTAAGTCGAAGTCTAAGACGGAATCTAAAAAATAGGAGGGACGCCGATGGCGGATGATACAAAGCTAATTGAGCGTCTTATGAGGCGGTTTAAAGGCGTACCTAATTTCGATGAATCAGACGCAATAGACCTCGTCGAAGAGGCTAAGGAAGCGCATGAATCAGACGCCTCGGACGAACTCATATTATTATACGCACAGGTACAAGGCGCTTGGCAGATAGCGTTCGGAGTGGCGCATTACTTTAGATTTAGGGACGGAGAAGAAGAAGTCGATAAGTCGATGATTGCGGATAATTACCGCAAGCTCGCTAAGGACTTGCAAGCGGATTACGACAAGGAACAAGGAAGAACTATCGGCAACGGATTTAGGGTAATGACACGTATCGATCGACCACGCACGACCCCGCCGACTGGCGAAAGCGGGCAATCGTAATGGCTAACGAAATATTGACGAGTCAGACGGACTTAGACCGAATCTTTCAGCGTATGCGCGGACAGTACAACGGACTCAATCGCAAGCAGCAGGAATTTGCCGTTAAAGAAATCGAGAGAACAAGGGCGGAATTATCCGACTTGCTTGCGGAGTATGCCGACGGTGAAGGCGTAATTGCTAGGCGGAGGGCAAGGCGACTAATCGACGATTTAGACTCGACAGAAAAAGCGATGATTACAAACGGGGAAAAAGCGTTACACAATATAATCGAAGAATCGACGGAATTTACTACGGGTAATATCGCTAAAATAGCGGGCGTGTCGATTACAGCCTCGCAGTTTGACCGCATCAACAAACACGTCGTCAAGTACGTTATCAATCGTTTCGGCGAGGATGGGCTTGTATTGTCCGACCGTATATGGGGTACATCGGGCGAAATTCGCGACGAATTGGCGACAACTATACGAGGCTCAATTATAAAGGGCGAAAGTATCAACGAGATGATACCGAAGATACGGCAGGTTTACGATTCGGAATCGTGGAAGATACGGCGACTAGCTAGGACGGAGTCGGTGACGGCTCATCGGGCGGCGACAAGCTATAACGCACAGGAATCAGAATTAGTCAAGTACGTACAATTTAACGACGGCTCATGTGGACGTGCTGACCATAGCACGCACGCCTGCTATAAGTTGGCAAACGACGACCCTTACGGTAAAGGTATGGGCGTATATAAGCCGACAGATACGGACATATGGATGCCACATCCGAATTGTACTTCGTATATAACATATATTTTAGACGAAAGGTGGTTATGACGGTATGCTACACGAATCAGATTTGACGTATATGAAAGACTCGCAAGACGAGATTTACGAATTACGTAAGCGTCCTATTACGTTATTTTATAACACGATAGAGCGCGACCCTATCACGGGGACTATCATCGGCGAAGGGCCTCGTACTAGGCAGACAAGCGCCGTCGTAACCGAACTATCGTCTATGGCGCCCGATAAGTCGATGGAGGACGGCATTATATACGATGAGGCGGACATTAAAATCGATATTAAAATCGAGGATATAGCGGATATATTAAACGACATTACCCGCGTCAGTTACTACGAGCAAGACTATGAAATCCTCTCGACAGACCGCAAGGGAATCGGCATAAGGAATCGCGCCGAGATGTTAGGGAGGGCGATAGTATGACGCGTATTAATATAAGCGTAAAAGGTTTAGACAGCGTTATGAAGGACTTTTCGGAGGCGGGTAGACAGGCGCAAGATAACGCCGATATGGTAACGGAGACTTACACGAGAAAGATGGCGAATGAGGGCGCAGACATGGCGCCGGTAGATACAGGAGCATTGCGGGCTAACCTCGCATCAAGTCCTCGACGTATATCGCCTGCTACGTGGGAGTTTGGCGGTACGCTGCCGTATACTCGACGGCAGGAATATGAACACGCGTCGAAGAAAGGTTTTATACGTAGAGCCATATGGAATAATCGGAATGAATACCGTGATAAGTTGAGCGAGGAGGTGTCGAAGTTTAAATGACGCCTAATCTGAACAACTACGACATTATCTACTCGTTACAGCGATTCTTTGCGGATACTTTCGACATCCGAGCGGTATGGCTTAGTGACGGCGACTCTTATCCGGCAGAACGTCCGTTTATCACGTTAGAGTATATCACGGATGAACGTATATATCGCGTAAAGAACCGCGAAGCCGTACAAGTTATCGAGCATTTACAGCTAGGTTATCACGCGTTAAATATCGTCGACCGTACGAAGCGAGCGGAAAGTATTGCGGATGCGTTGACGTTTAATAAAATACCGTATTACAACACGACAAAGTCGCTCGAGCAATCGGACGGCTTTTTTAGAGTGCGAGTAACTTCGGTCGTGCCAATGCCAGCAAGTGAGGCGAGTAGGCACTCGGAATATCATCGCGTCTATTTTGACGTTGAAATCGAGAAAATTAAAAGGAGATGTTAATATGCCGGAAAATTTAGAAGGCTACAAGTACAAAGGGGAGGACGTCGTCTACTTAATCGAAATCGAAGATGAGTTAGGCGAAGGAACATTAATCCGTCCTTTCGACCAAACGGGCGGAAGTCATTCGATTCAAGCCGACGAAATGGAAG